AACAATTAACATGAAAAACACAATTAACATGAAAAAAGTAATGACAGTTTTAGTTATGATGGTGATTTCACTATCTGCATTTAGCCAAACAGTAATTAATACTAATTATAATAGAGTGGGCACATGGGATGCTTTGGCAGAAAAATGGTCATATGGTGAATGGCAAAGTAATGATATTACATTTACATCAACTGCAACAGGTATATCAGTTAGTGATGATAGTAAAAGTTTATACACATTTATAAGTGAACGTGAAAAAACTACAGGAAAAACTAATGATGGATCTTCATATACATCTTATCGTTGGAATTGTTTAGATGAAAAAGGAAGAAACTGTAGATTTATCATAGTTATATATAATAAAAAGGATTTTAAAGTTTCTGTTATGTATGATGATATTGTAATTAATTACACAATTAAATAATTTAAAACCATGAAACAATCAGAATTACATTTCCAAGCAGCACAATGTTGTATTAAAATTGAAACACTTAATAAAATGATTAAGGCAGCAGATAGTGTTACATTAATCTATTTAAATGAGTTGAAGAATTTAGAAATACGCAAATATGCTGAAATAATGGAAAGCATTACTACACCTTTAAATTTAGTATAATGATATACGCATTAACTATTGCTTACCTAATTAGCCTTTATTATTTTGTTAAAACCATAAACAATTATAGAAATGAAGAAGAAGAATGAATTAACAGATAAACGTTTTGAAGAAGCAGAATCTTCTCAAACATTAAACAATTTAGGATTGGCACTATTATTAATGTTGGTTCTTTACACTCTTTTTGGTAATTATTAAAATACATAATATGTTCACTCTAGCCAAGCTTGTACTCAAATCATATATGCCTAAACAATTAGAAAAAGGTATGTGGTTTGCATCAAAGCAAAAAGATGTAGTTTATGGAGAAGTGTATGAATATCTCAAGCTCCATGAACTAACACACATTCCTCAAGATATGGATAGCTACATTGCTATCAATGGAGCACCTGTAGAACCATACATTGTCCAAGTGATGAATAATCCAGATGATAGAGAATATATTCTTGCCACTCCTGACCAAATAGGTTGGTGGGATGATGGTGATGATTCTGATGATTTAGAAGACCTTACAATAGACATCATCAATGAGTATATTTATGGTGAGAATGGAGATGATGGAGCTATATCTGTAGAAATACTTGAAGATGAAGATGGAGACAGACATCTGGTGTTATTTCATGGTAAAGTGACTATTAGACATTATGAACTAATAGATGACTACCTAGAAGATGATGACTATGAAGAAGAAGATTGGGATGATATGGATGATGATCCAGAAGAATATTAGTGTGTGTGTGATTGTTAAATATAGGCCCTGCAGAAATGTAGGGCCTTTTTATTAAATTAATTATGACTAAAGAAAATTACTTAAATGCAGCTAACAAAAAAGCTGTACGAGAATTCTTATTCTCATTTTTTAAATTCAATAATATTATAGGTTTAGGAGGTCCTAATATTAATGAATACATCAATTGGTGTAAATCTAAAGGTTATAAAGACATAGAAATATGGGAAAATACACCTGATGTGGCAATGCGTCAATTAATGGCCATTAAACATCCTGTTAGGATGAGATTTGGTAATATATTGGAAGCTGAGCCAAATAGAATAAATACGTTATATGATCTTGACTATTGCTGTACAGTAAGATATATGAAAGATCATTTAGCTAAGTTTAATGATAATTTTATTATGACATTCTCAAGGAGAATAAAAGATGCTGAGACAATCAAAACATTCTTTAAGGTTCGTAAAGAACAGATAATAGACACTGTCACAAAAAGCATTCCATTTGCTCATACGTATTATTATACAAATACTGGAAGCAAATATATATTTGTTAACTATCATGACACATCCAATATGTGTTGTATTGCTAAAATTAAATAATTATGAAAAAAGCATCATTTTTCTACACAGAAGAACAAGTTAAAGAATTAAAAAAAGTTGCTTCTACAAAAGAATCAGCAACAAGTATTGCTAAGAGACTATCTGTTCAATGGGAAAGATCTGAATCAGGTTTATATGTAAAGATTTGTAATTTAAGAAAAACAGGTGGTAAATTAAAAAAAGAGAATAAAGTAGCAATACCAAAAGGACTGTCATTTAATTTTAATCCTTCAAAAGCTGAAATGTTTAAGGATCGAGTTATATTATATTTTTAAATCAATAAAACACACACTATGTCTTACAGTCTAGTTTACAGCGCAAAACCACATTACACAAACAGAATTAAAGTTTATGATGCATCAACTGCTTCAGAATCCAATTACACTAAAGGATTAAAAGCATGCTCTAAGTTAATGGACACTATATTTACTACCAAAACAAATATTAGACCATCTAAGCGTCTTCACATTAAAGGAAATAGATATATGTATACACCATCTGATGCATATCAGTTATTAGTCAGAGTAAAAGACTTCTCAAAATGATTTATTTTGTTATTATATTTGTACTTATCTGGGTATGGGTTATAGTAGAATGGATAAATTCTCCCTACTTTGATGAGAATACAAATAATAAAAATGATGATTTTACAACTAAACCCAATGATTCCCATAATAAGGGTGTCTGATAAAATGGAAGGTTATGCTTTCTTGGTTATTGATTATAGCCAGGAGCATAACCTTTTATTCACTTGTGCTATGGATGATGGAGAAATTTGGACTCTTAGTAACAAGGAAATAAGATTTTGCAAAAACATTTCTTTAGACAGAAACTATTAAAAAAACAAATATGAAAAATAAAACAAAACCAAAATTAAAAGATTTAGCAGGTTATTTCTTTTTATCAGTACAAAACAAAGAGGTAAATATTTCTTATGATGATGAACAAGACGTTGCATTAACTGTAGCATTTGCACAAGCAATGAAAGTTGATAAGAACCTATTTGAATTAATGAGTAGAGCAATACTTACAGTGATTGAGAGTGAAAAGAAACCTGTTAAAACTAAAAAATTAAAAAAATAACTTATGAAACCAATGGAAAAAGCTCCTATTGAGTTTGAAAAAGGAGATATTGTAGAACTTACAAAGATGGTAGAAGGCATTAGTGCTGGAACAGATGGTGAAATTGTAAATGTTTGTAATAGACTATATACAGTAGAAATAAAAACAAAAGGTTTATATAGACCAAAAGACTTAAACAAGAGACACATCATAGTGAATAGACACAAGTTGTCTCTTGTAATAAGAAAAAACAAATATAAATATGAATATACTAGTGTATGACATTGAAACTATGCAAGAGTTGTTTCTTGTTGGTGTTTATGATCCTGTAAAGGAAGAATATTTAGAGTTTGAGGTGAGCAAGAACAAGAATGAGCTTGATTCATTTGTATCCTGGGCTCAATCAAATGATTGTTATTGGGTGGGTTATAATAACTTACGTTTTGATGCTCAAGTGATTGAGTGGATCTTACGCAACTATCAAGATTGGCATGAGCTCACAGCTCTTGAGACAGTAGCTAAAATAGCTCAAAAAGCTGCAGATGTTATACATGATGCTAACTATGATGTATTTCCTGAGTACAGAGAAGAATGGCTTACACTCAAACAAATAGATCTATTTAAGATAAACCACTATGATAACAAGAACAGAATGGTCTCTCTTAAAAGATTAGAGTTTGAAATGGACCTTGAGAACATTGAGGAAATGCCTATACATCATAGCAAAACAAACCTAACAGATGAAGAGATTCAACTAACAAAGGATTATTGTAAGAATGATGTTATGGCCACATATGAATTCTACAAAGTTACTACAGGTGATACAGAACATCCTTTATATAAAGGTAACAATCAGATAGAGCTTAGACAAGATATACAAGAAGAGTTTGGCATTCCTTGCTTAAACTATTCTGACAGTAAGATAGGTGATGAGATGATTAAGAAGTATTATTGTCAAGAAAAACGTATACAGTATTCTGAACTACCAAAAAAAGGATTATTTAGAACTGAAGTGAAGGTGAGAAACTGTATTGCTGATTATGTAACATTCCAGACACCAGAGTTACAAGAATTCTTAAATAAAATTAAGAAGGAAGTTTTGACAATGAAGGATGAGTTTAAAGAATCATTAGAGTTTTATGGCAACACATACACCTTTGCAAAAGGTGGTCTTCACACAGAGAACAAGCCTAAAGTATTTGAAGCTGATGATGATACACTCATTATAGATTGGGATGTATCTAGCTATTATCCTGCAATCATCATTAACAATGGTAAATATCCTGGTCATCTAGGTTCTGAATTTCTTAGAGGTTACAAGACAATGTTTGATAAAAGACTTGAACTTAAACCACTAGCTAAGAAGGACAAGAAGATTAAAGGTATTGTTGGTGCTCTAAAGCTTGCTGTTAACTCTGTGTACGGTTGTTAAAAAATTGTTAAGTTTAATTTAGTTCTTTGAATTTACGGAAAGTTTAAGTAAGTTTGTAAAAATTCTTACTATGGAAATTATAATAGCACACGGTTGTTCTTCAGAAAAACCTGGAGTTTATGTTATTGAGAATCTAATGAATAATAAAGTGTACATTGGATCTTCTACAATGAGAGTTATAAAAAGATTAGAACACCATGTTTCTATGTTAAGAGCAAGAAAGCATAAGAATACTTATTTGCAGAACGCTTTTAATAAATATGGTGAAACTAGCTTTTGTGCCTCTGTTATAGAAACTACAGAAAAACATAACACTCTTGAAAGAGAACAATATTGGATAGATAGAGAAGAAAAAGAAAATCTATACAATATTAATCCTCTTGCTTCAGGTACTCCTAATATGTCAAAAGAGACAATATTAAAAAGAGCTGAAACCATGAAAAGAAAATATGCTTCTGGAGAAATAGAATCTAATTTTAAAAAAGGGCACACTCCTTGGAACAAAGGAAAAACTGATATAGATTACTCTTATTTAAAAGGTGTAAAGAAAACTAAATCAGAAAAAGTGTTAGATAAGCTCAAAAAACAGAGTGAACAAATTAGAGATCTTTCTCCAAGAGTATATGTTTATGATGTGAATTATAATTTCTTAGGAAAGTTTAGATGTGCTAAAGACCTTGAAGAATGGTCTTTGACAGAACATAATAATCTACCTATCAAAAGTAGATTTGAAAAAGAAAGAATGGGAAAACCATTAACTTTCTTAAGTTCTGGAAACATCAACAAAGCTTGCAAAACTGGTAAATTTTACAAAGGACTGAGATTTAACAATCAGCCGCTTTATGGAGAGATCCATATTGAAAAATCGAGCAAAAACGGTGAAGGGTGTGATTCCTAATACCGTGCTAAACCAATAGATTACGAAAGGTTATTGGTCAGTGTAACGCATAGGAGATGAATAAATATAATTCTCCCACGAGTGCTCGACATCCTTAGGGATGAAAATATATGCTGGACTTACAGGAATAAGAACTGTAAGAACTATAGGATAAAAAGCCTGTAGGATAACAAAATCGAAGAGCAGTGACATGCAAAACTGGATCTATGATAGACAGCTCACTATGTTCACCACTATTACAGGTGAATTAAGTCTACTCATGCTCATCGAAGCATATGAATTAGCTGGTATACATGTTATATCTGCAAATACAGATGGAGTGACAATACTTGTAAAAAATGCAAGTTTTGATACTATGACTGCTATTAATAAGTGGTGGATGGAAACAACACAATATGAGCTTGAACGCACTGATTATCAAAAGATTATATTTTCAACAGTAAATGACTATTTAGCAATTAAAACAGATGGCGAAATTAAAAAGAAAGGGGATTTCCTCACAGATTTTGAGCTTCATAAGAACAAGTCAGCACGCATTATCCCAATTGCTCTTGAACAATATTTTGTTAGTAATATACCTATTGACACTACTATTAAGTCTCATAATAATATCTTTGACTTCTGTTTAAGACAGAAAGCAAGTAAGGATTTTCATTATGAAGGAATAGTTAATGGTAATAAGAATATATATAACAAATTAATTAGATATTACGTATCTAATACAGGAGAAAAGCTACTGAAGGTAAAAAATAAGAATTCAGATAGCACAGCTGCTGATGTGTCTCAAGTGGAGGCAGGTGAATGGGTGATGACAGTTTGTAATAAACTAAAATCAACTCATCCTCTAGATAACATTAATCATGCATATTATATAGAGCGTGCTGAAAGAATCATGCATAAGATACAGCTTGAGGGCAAGCGTAGAAAAGTCAATACTGACAAAAATCAACTTTCACTTTTTTAACAATGGGAAAATCACAATTTAAAATAGCAGCTGATCTTGTAATAAATCACTGCTTAGAAAATGGATACAGATCTTATACAGAATCTGCACATTATTGGGCTTATATTAATTTCTTCAATGAGATTAACACTAAGTTTGATTTAGCTAAGTTTAATGAATACATAATAAAACGTATGTAATGAAAAGTGTAAATCGAGAAAATATAGCTGAGCACTTGATAGACTATCAACTAGAAATGATTGGTAAATCTATCCAAGAAGCGTATATGACAAAAGAATGGTA